GGCGGATTTATATCCGTCCATATTTTTATTAAAATGTTTCGAGTGAAAATGTTTATTTCTATCACTCACCTCAACACTTCAATTAAGCGTCATATTATTATAGGCTAGTCATAGCCCAGTTCAAGATCGTCGCTTTTATGTTTGTACGTGTGAACTGTGTTATTTGTACTAGGGTAATTTACCCTTTAATTATTGTGCAAAAAACCAACCAAACCAATCTAACTTATTTGTTATAAATTATAAAATTTAAAAAATATAAAATATTTAAAAAATACAAAAAGTATATGAAGAAATTTTATATCTTCCTTTCTTTTGTTTTACACAATGAAGATATTTGATGTAATTATTTTTTAAGTAAGACATATAACTAAAGCAAGTGACTCGCACTTTGCGTTAACACCTCTCAGGAGCAGTTGCTCTTCACGTGAAAAACATCTCTGCTATGTGGAATTAATGAACCCATGTTTATGTCTGAAAGAAATTTAATTTACTTATCAAGGTTTGAATCCTAGATATATCCTTCCACGGGAGAAACAACACTGGTTTTAAAACATCGAATTACAATGAAATCTTTTACAAACTTACCAAATGGAGTGCAAGATAACGCTTGCACATTACAAGACTTACCAATTGAGATCTGCTTTAAGATCCATGATATGCTTATGCCGAAAGATTTTTCCAAATTTTTCATTATGCCACAATACGCCTCCGAGCTTGTACCTTCGTACATTGCTGCCAACGCTTGGCGTACTAAAGTTCTACGAAGTTCCACACACAGTTATTTCAGTGTCTTGGAAGGTATGGCTACCAGTTTGTTGTTCTCAACAAACCCCACGTCTGTTCAAGATATTGTCAATTTTTATGACTATCTTGCTAATTCACAAGTTATTGATCCAACATTTGTTGTACAACTTCATAAACAAAACTTGATGTACGAGCTTTTAGTGAATCGAAGTAAAATTTTACGAAGAAATTCTCGTATTAATTTTCCTGATTTGCCCTTTCTCCGCGAAATTGTTCAAAGAAATATTTTTTGTCCCTCTCTTATCAAATTACGTATCAAAAAACGTGTTACTTTTCGTAATATTTATCATTCTTCTCGTAACAAAAATAAATTGAATAAACAAAAACAAAAACAACATCGTAAAAATTTATATACCCCACAAGGATTTTTCTCAAAGATCTTTGCTCATCGTGTTCAGCCTTTGACACTGCTTGATAATACACATAAATCTTTGTGTAAAGTCGAACAGGGTTCTGCTGATTTGCGTAAATTGTATATTCTTGAGTTTGGTTACAAAGAAGGAGTTGCAAAACATGAAAAATTCATGTGTGCTTTAAAAACACACTTGACTAATAATCTTGTTATTCAATCTGGTCCTCTTGAGGATTCTGAATATATGAAAGCTATGATTGCCATGGTTGAGAATATTGTCTTCTTTATGCATAATTTGTCTAAAGTTGAGGACAAAAGTGACTTGACTATGGCAGTTCTTGGTTTTGTACGAGGTGTCATTGATGGTTCTCTTTGTGTTAACATCCTTGACAAAAAAGACAACTTAGTTTCATACTTTGATGATCTTTTTCAAGACCTATCACCACAGAATAACATCTTTGATTCTCTACGTGGTTATCTTGATTCTTATGAAAACATTAAAGCCTCACCTCTTTTTCAAAAGATATATCGTTTTATCATGTATTGTTTATCTCTATCCTTATTGGGTAAAGTAGGCATCACTTTTGATACTTTTGGGTATTCCAAATTTGAACAAGCTGCCCTTAAACGTAAGTTTTATATGGGCCCTGATTTTTTCCATTCCATAATGGATACTATCAGCTATATTGTTCAACAGGGTTGGACTTATTTCAAAACTGGAGATATTAATTCTTTTTTAACTACACCTTCTAAATTTGGTGAGTTTTATGAAAAAGTCTGCAAATTGAAAATTCAAGCTACTCAGATTAATGATCCCGTTCCTTTTGGATTTACAGAAAGTTCTTATCTTTCTGAACTTGATGATGTTATTGAACATTCTGAAATTATCATGAAATATTCATCTACTATGGATCCTTTTGACAAGAAAAATATTTCGAATATTATGTATGATTTGCAAATGATGAAAAATGATCTTTTATCTAAGAGAAAATGTCGCGAAGACACTGAACTACCTTACTCAATTTTAGTAAGTGGTGATAGTGGTATTGGTAAATCATCAATTAAAGACTTACTTTTTTATCATTTTGGCAAATATTCTGGTTTAGATACTGATACATCATTTCGTCATACACACAATGCTAACGCTAAATTCTGGGACAATTTTACCAGTTCACAGTGGTGCATTATCATGGATGATTTAGCTTGTGCACATGTAACAAAAACACCTAACGGTGATCCATCTATTATGGAATTATTACATGTTATTAATCAAGTTGCATATGTTCCTGATCAAGCTGCTTTGGCAGATAAGGGTTGAACCCCTATTCGAGCCAAAATGGTTATTGGTACAACTAATACTGAGAATCTGAATGCTCATGCAAATTTTTCATGCCCATCAGCAGCACAACGCCGTTTTCCAGCTATTGTAATTCCAACAGTTAAAGAAGAATTTCGAGGTGCCAGTAACACACTCGATAGTTCTAAAATAACTACCGTCGGTGAATACCCTGATTATTGGGACTGGACTGTCAAACTTGTCAAGCCACAATGTGGTTCCAAGCGTACATATCTTGCTGAGACCGAGATTATTCTTGATAAAGCTCCTCTTGTTGATTTCCTTGTGTGGTTCAATAAATCAATTGATAATCATAACAGGATTTTATCCAAGATTAGCACTTCTACAGAAGTGTTGAAAAATTCGGAGCTTTGTACTTGTTGTAAGTTACCATCAACTTTGTGTCTTGTGCCTCAATCGGGTTATACTGGATTTGTTTCTTTTTTAGAGTATCTGTATTACACTTTATCTATCACCAATCTTATATGTATATTGTGTGTTAAATACAGTTTCTTTCGAAGTATTCTATCTATATATGAATTCTTTCTTGGTAGATTTGTGAGATGTCGAAATTACTTTGATCACATTCGTGGTCGAGTTATCTTACAACGAGATTATTGGACAAGTTTGTCAAAAGGCTTACTTCATAATACTTGTTATCCTGAGATCTTTTTAGCGATCACTCTTCTTATGGGAGCTGGTTCTATCTTTTCAAAGATTATCAGAAAAAAGTATACTGTCCAAGGTTCTGGTTTGTCAAAAAATTCTCGTAAACCTGATGAAGCTTCTGAGGAACGTTATAATCCATGGTATAAGGATGATTATGTCCTTTCAGACCTGGCCTTAACACCTCAGATAACCTCTTCATTGGTCATGGATTTTAATCAATTCTGTCGTAAAATTGCGAATAATACTGTTTATGCAGAAATTATACGTGATGGTGTGGCATTTCGCGAGTTTCGAGCCTTTTGTGTTAAAGGCAACATTTATGTTACTAATAATCACAATATTCTCTTTGCGAAAGAACATGTTTTCAAAATTGTAAATTCCGAGAATAAGGATGGGATCTCAACAAATGTGACAATTACAATAAAAGAGACTGAACTTTTTCGTCTTGTTGAAGAAGATTTGTGTTATTTTGTTGTGAGTAATCTTCCACCAAAGTGTGATTTATCAAATTACCTTGTTTCTGAACCTATCAGATGCAAAGGTAATGGGAGAATTGTAAGTGCTAATCCTGATGGTCAGCGCGGTACAATTGATTTCCACTGCTTAGAGTACCAACCTAAAGTTGGTGGTATTCTAGGCTCTGATCCTGAGAATTATCTTGGTAGTACTATTGTACGTACTGCCGAGGGTTTGTGTGGATCGCCATATTGTATGATTACAGCTAAGGGTTTTGTTATTCTTGGTTTACATACATATGGACCTGGCGCTCATATACCAATACAATCATCTTATCATGTTGGTTGTAATATATTAACACCAGAACTTTTAATTAAATCTGGTATTGCATATACTATGCAATCCAGTAATAGTGCTCTCCTTCCACTATCATCTAAAACCGCAAAACGCGAACTTAGTGGTTTGCACCGTAAATCACCATTCCGATACTTTTGTAAAGGCGTGGCGAATGTCTATGGATCTTTTGTTGGTTTTAGACCTAAACCTAAGAGCAGAGTGTGTTTAACACCAATGAACACATTTCTTTCAGAGGAAGGTTATAAAACTAACTTTACTGCTCCTGTGATGTCAGGTTGGGTCCCCTGGAGACATGCACTTGAAGAAATGACTAAACCACACGAGTATGTTGATGTAGCTTTGGTTGCTAAAGCTCGCAGTATGTTCGTGAGTGATATCCTTGTTCAATTGGATGAGGAAATCAAAACAGTAGTTCATCCATATGATGAATTTACTGCTATCAATGGTGCTGCTGGTATAACTTATGTTGATAAAATCAATCGTAATACTAGTGCCGGAAATCCTTGGAAAAAATCCAAGAAATGGTTTATGTCATCTTTACCTCCGGTTGGTGATCTATTAGATCCCGTTGAGGTGAATGCTGAAATAAGAGAAAGAGTCGAACTGCTGGAGACAGCTTATCGAACAGGAACAAGGATGTATCCTTGTTTTTGTGCTCACCTTAAGGATGAACCTGTTTCTTTTGCCAAACGTGAGATAGGTAAAACGAGAGTTTTTGCTGGTGCTCCTGTTGATTATTCAATAGTTGTACGCAAATATCTTTTATCTGTTATCCGTTTAATTCAATCGCATAATTTGCTTTTTGAGTCTGGTCCTGGTACTATAGCTCAATCGAAAGAGTGGAATGATTTACGTGAATTTCTTACCACTTTTGGAGATGAATCTATAGTTGCTGGTGACTATAAATATTTCGATAAACACATGCATCCTGTGTTTATGAAAGAAGCATTTAATATAATACGTATTATTTGTGAGCACTCTGGAAATTATGATGAAGAAGATTTAAAGGTCATTGAATCTATTTGTATGGATACTACTTATCCCCTTATGGATTTTAATGGTGATTTGTGTGAGTTCATTGGAGTTAATCCTTCTGGACATCCATTAACTGTTATAATCAATGGTCTTGTGAATTCTTTATATATCAGATATTCTTATTTAGTGTCTAACCCTAAGAAAGAAGTGCCTGATTTCCGTGAGAATGTTAAGCTTATGACGTATGGTGATGATAATGTTATGGGAGTTAATCCTGCCATTTCATGGTTTAATCACACCACTATTCAGAATGCTCTAAGTCAGTTTGGTGTTACCTACACTATGGCCGATAAAGTGAGTGAAAGTGTCCCTTTCATCCACATTGATAATGCCTCTTTTCTAAAAAGAACTTGGCGTTTCGACCCTGATTTAGAGTTCTATGTCTGTCCTCTAGAACACACATCTATTGAGAAATCTCTCATGGTGTGGTCTAGATCTAAAAGTATTTGTTCTGAAGAACAATGCACTGCTGTCATACACAGCGCTATACGAGAATATTTCTGGTATGGTATGTCTGTGTTTAAGCAAAAACGTGAAATGTTTAAAAAACTTATTGTACAACTTGATATTGAACTCTGGTTCGAAGATTTACCTCTTCCAACTTGGAGTCAATTGAAGAGCGAATACTATAAGGCTTCTAAACTCGGCGATGATTATGTCGAAACCAAACAATCAATAGTAGAATAGTTACTGACACAACTATGAGCAATGTTGTGTAGCGTGGATTTTACTATTTAAACTTACCTGGGCGTTCCCCAAAATCCCTATTTAGGGATGAGTCGGTTAGTTCTCTTAGCTTTTTGATGTATGTATTAACTCGTTCATGCATTTTATATTAAATTTGAGTTCCTAAAACTATAAACAAAAATATTAATAATATTTCTATCGATGGTGCTGAAGATTCCAGCGATAGATCTAATGAACAATCTTCTAAATGTAAATCCCAGTGTTCTAACACTGGGTGTTGTCTTCTTCGAGATTTACTTCAGTTGCGTTCTCTCATCTCTCAATATGATTCGTACCTTCATTCTAGGTCTCTTGTAGCCCAATCTGGTGATGGCCAGAATGAGGGTTCTGGTGAAGGCAATTTCCAACAACTTAATGTCGGTTTTGAAGATGAAGACCCTGGTATGCTCAATGATATGAGTCATGCTCTCAATTTCTTAAAAGTTGATCAGTCTGAATCAGTTGATTTAGGTTCTTTTCTTAAAAGACCTGTTAAAATTGCTAAAATTGATTGGGTAGAAGGAGCTAATTTGAATGCTGATTTCGAACCATGGAAATTATATTTCAGTAATGCCGCCATTAAGAGAAAACTTGACAATTACGCTTTCGTGCGTTGTAATTTGCACGTGAAAGTAGTTATTAATGCTTCTCCATTTTATTATGGTATGGGAATGGTATCTTATAGACCACTTACTGTTTTTAATCCTTCACCTGCTATTGGTGGTACAGGACTTGAAAATATAGAATTCATGGGACGTTCTCAACGTCCTCGGTTCTTTCTTTATCCACAATGCAATTCTGGAGGATCTATGATTTTACCTTTTTTATATCATAAAAACTGGCTTGATGCCACTTCTTCAACAGATCTTGAGGAAATGGGTACTTTGAGTATTGATTCTATTGGTACTCTTTTGAATGCAAATTCTGTCAGTGGCCAGACTTGTACTGTTCAAGTCTACGCTTGGGCAGAAGATTTAGAGTTAGCAGGTCCTACTGTTAAATTATCTGTTCAAAGTGGTAAAGGTAAGAGTGGAGCTAGTGATGAATATGGTAAAGGTGCTGTGAGCAAACCTGCTAGTGCAATTGCACGAGCTACTGGTTTACTTGGTAATGTGCCTGTTATTGGTCCTTTCATGACTGCAACCTCTTATGCTGCCGATGCAGTTTCAAATATTGCTTCACTATTTGGTTTCACAAATGTGCCAGTTATAGAGGATGTTAATTCTATGAAGAATCAACCTTTCCCTAGACTTGCTGCCACTGATATTGGAACTCCTGTGGAAAAATTGACACTCGATGCAAAAAATGAATTATCTATAGATCCCAGAATATGTGGGTGTTCTAATGAAGATGATTTGAACATTTCTACAATATGTGCCAGAGAATCTTACTTGGATGATTTCTCTTGGGCAGCAACTGATGAAGAGGATGCCTTACTTTGGAACACTGGAGTGACTCCTCGTCTTTTTCGATATTCAACTGTTTCTAGTAGAAATTATTACCAAGCAACCCCTGCTGGTATGGTTTCTGAAATGTTTGGTTATTGGCGAGGTGATATTATCTTTCGTTTTAAAATTATTGCATCACAATATCACCGTGGTCGTCTCAAGTTTTCTTGGGATCCTATAGGTGATATTGGCAATACTGCTGAGTCAACAGTTGAAGTTTATACTAAAATTGTGGACATTGCAGAGGAGAGTGATGTTGAATTTAGAATTCCATACACCCAAGCTACTTCGTATCTACCTATTGGTGGTGCTACTTGGGATGAGGAATTTAGTACTTCTCCAATCACAGCCGGTACTGCCTGGAACAATGGTATTTTGACTGTTCGTGTTCTAACTGAACAGACATCTCCAATAGCTTCTGCACCTATCAACATTTTTGCATTTGTTAAATGTGCAGATAATATTGCATTTGCTTCACCAAATGATATCACCAATAATCTTTCAGTTTATTCCCCACAAAGTGGTGGACCAATGAACTATGACAGTCCAACCTGTTATGATATTGGTGTTGGTAAATCTGAGATCGATCCAAATATTGACCTAGTTCATATGGGAGAGACTGTTGTTTCTCTTAGACAGTATATGCGCCGTAGTTTTTATATGACTACCTTGCAAAATTCTGCATCAACTGGTAATGAATTTGGTTCTCAAAGATTTACTTTTCGAAGATTACCTCTCCTATCAGGTTTTGATCCTAATGGTATCAACACAGCTAATGAAGTGGTTGATGTTGGTACAGCTCCTTTTAATTATGTTTCAAATAATCCTATCACCTGGATTTCTCAATGTTTTGTTGGAAATCGAGGTGCGATAGTTTGGCATTGCAATATTGAAGGTCCAGATCTAACCAGTCACTTTGCTGTTTCACGGCGACCAGGAGCAACTCTAACAACTGCAGGATATTCTGCAATTGTTGCAGCTGGTACACTTACTGCCAATCAAATGGCATATCGTGGTGTTATTCATTTAGCACGTGGTTCTGGTGGAACAGCATTAACAAATCAACGTACACAATCTGGTGTTTCAGTACATGTTCCCATGTACTCACGTTTCAAGTTCCTATCAAATGATCATTTGTCAAGAACTTTAGGTTCAGCAGATGATGCTACAACCAATGATTGTGTACAGGTCGATGCTATTTATACAGCAACGTCCCTTCCTGATCTTACAGTAAATGGTTTAACACTTTACTGTTCTGCAGGTGTGGATTATCACCCTGTTTTCTTTCTAAATGTACCTACATTATATCATGTATCTACATATCCTACACCTGCTTAGGTGTTTACCTTAAAAAATTTGTCGCACTACGACAAATTTCATACTTTAGTATGTTTTCCCAATGAGTGAGTTTCGCTTCGCGAATCTATTTGACTTTTAGCTCTTATGCTACTAACCTTTTTCAAATCGGATTCGTCCGGTGGAATTTTTAGGGTTTTAGTAGTGATCTTTTAGTCATACACTTATGTAG